TTAAGGGAAGTTTTTAAACAGTATAAACTTAAAGTCAGGTTCAATGCACTCTATTTGTGTTATTTCGTAAAGTTCATCATTCAGTAATTTCCTCAGATTATCTGATAATGTTTCAACTTCACTTGCTAAGAGCAACTCATCATTATTAATAATATACTTTAGCCAATTTCCAGATGTTATTGAAAGGTCTATTTTACACCACTGAGAATCCCAGTTTTCAGTAGATGAAGGCAAGTAATTAAGAATCTTTAATTTGAAAATAATACCATCCAAATTAAGTTTAAACCACATTGAAATCACACCTTATTAATAGACTTTTTACAACAATTAAATAATGCTAACCCCTATTAGAATTTCATTCCTATTCTTGGTAGCACTTTCTATGGAAAAAGTAAAAAGTGCACTAAAGATACGCTTTTCATTATATTCTTATCCTTTCTGAATACCATTGTCATTTGCTTTTAAGATAGCACAAAGTTTAATAAAACATCTGAAATCTTTTTAGACGCTTGAACTGGTTTAGACTTCATTTTTCCATTTTACAGTGAATCGAACGTTTGATATTCAGGAAATGAGTTTCTGTAGTATTATGATAAATTTTATTGATAGCTGTTGTTTTTTTGTAACATCATTCATGTTAGCAGTTACTTTCAATAATTAAAAAACCTGCCCGATTAGATAATTCATCTTCTAAATCAAGCAGGCAATATTAGAAATTTAGCTTATCAAAATGTTAGTGAATTCTCATGACGAAACAATTTTAGCCCTATACGATTGTATACATCTAAAGCATCGATAACATTATATTGTTCCGTACGTGTATTTCCCTCTGCACCAGTTGTAATAAGAATGTATTCTTCATCCCCTACCTTAGCAAGACTAGCCAAACAAAGGCCTGCTTCCTCAGTATACCCAGTTTTACCTCCTAAAATTTTTCCATCAATAATATTTTTATCACTAAGCTCACAAAGCCTTCTATACAAGGTACTGTAAAGGGTTATCCCCTCAGGATGTTTATTAGTAGATGGTATGGAATAAATAAATGTAGTAAAAATTTCTCTAAAAGTATCATTTTTCAAAGCATAGATTAAAAGGGCAGACAGATCTTTAACTGTTGTGTAGTGGTTGTCATTATGAAGGCCAGTAGTATTTTCAAAATGGGTATTTTTCATTCCAAGTTCTTCCGCCTTTTGATTCATTAACTTTACAAAATTCTCCTCTGAACCTGCTATATGAACAGCAAGTGCAATACAGCTCTCTGCACCGCTTGGAAGCATTGCTCCATATAAAAGATCTATTGCCTTTATCTCTTCATCCGGTTGAAAGCCCGCCATTGATGCATGGACTTCATATAATCCCTCAAACATAGAAATGGTGAGCTTAACTTTTTCATTCAAATTAGGCAAATTCTCTATGGCAACAATAGCTGTCATCATTTTGGTCAAAGAAGCAGGATAGATTATTTCATCACTATTTTTCTCCATCAAAACCTCATTATCTTTTAATCGGATTAAAATCGCATTTGAACTATATAATTTATCAGGAGATATGGAAATATCAAAATCAAGTTCTGTTGAATTATAAACTGGTTTTGTCTTATAAGCATCATTTTTCTTAGATATTTGATTTTTCTCTGAAGTTCTGACAGCTCTAAAAGCAAAAGCAGCAATAACAGTAATTACTAGAATTATTACAAATATACTTATTCTTGGCTTTTTCTTTCTTCTTTCTAATACCATAATAAAGGCACTCCTTCATTTGATATCCATTAACCGATGAGAATATTGTTAATACATAATATTTTGGTAATTCATTTTTACTTCATTTCAAATAACCATTAATTTCTATCAAATTTTATTATATAGTTCTTTGCATTATATCAAAAATTATCTACTATTTTCAATTATATACCTTATTCTATATATGCATTTTATTGGTTTACAGGTACTTAAATTTTCTAAGCAACTTGTCCAATAGGTTTCGTCCTTTTTCAAATCCTTTACAGTATAAAGTTACATCGTATTCTTCAATAATTAATACATAAACAAACAATCCTAGTTTAGGTCATGCTCTGCTTCATTGTTAAAAGAACTATAATCAAATGTACTCACACAAGTTCCTGGACTCGCTGCATTGTCAAATACTATTCTATCTAGTAACAATGAACTCCTTCCAAACTCGTCAATTACTTGTTGGTTTACCTTATCAGCCATACCAACTTTGGCTTGTTCTAATGTAATTGGCATAAATCATCTCTCCTTTTCATTAATTTTTATTTTTTGTTATAGTATTCAGTTAATGCACTCCTTAAATCTTCAACTTTTGGTAGATTTGAATCTCCTCCACCAGGTCTTATAAATTTAGGTGGTTCTTTTTTGTCATCAGATTGAAATAAGAAGCTGTTTTCTTCTTTTATCTTTGCAAGTTGTTCATCTAGGCCTAAAATCTTATCATCTGTTAGCTTTAAATTATCTAAATCTAGTAAAGCCTTAACTGCTTTGACATTTCTTGCTTTAGCATCTGTTAGTGCCTTTTCAATTGCATAGTTAAACTTAATCTGTTCTATTTCTCTTTGTGCTTCTTCCTTTGCTTTTTCATATTTCTGTTTATAATCATCAGCTGCAGCCTTAATGCTCTCAATATCCATATCCTTGAATTTTTCAATTTGTGCATTAGCTTCTTCTAGTTGTTGCTCTACTTGTTTTAGTTCAGCTTCTTTTGTTTCTGCTAAAGTTTTGTATTTTTCAATGTCTTTCCCATTTTCAGCCATAATCTTATCAATTTGTTCATCAGTAAGCCCTAATTCCTTCAAAAACTCTCTTTTCATGTTTCAATCTCTCCTTTCATCTACGCTTTTTACGTGGTTGCTTCACGTGATGTGCCAGTATATCGCCCTGGCTTGCGTGTGATTTAAAGCATTAAAAACAGACCTGCCATATAGCAATGGTCTATAATTAATAAATAAGTTCAATCCTAACTCTATATCCATCTTTTACAATAACTTCTTCATCTCCCCTAGTTATATGTGCAATTAATTCTCCATCTTCTGTTTCAATCTATAATTCCTTAACATCATCTGCTAATATATTGCTTTTATTTTCTTTCACATCATCACCTCCAGCAAATTGCATAATAAAAGCACTTACTATTATTAGTTAGTAAGTGCTTTTATCTTAGGCTTATATGCATTTAGTTCCATCAATTTTTTTAGATTTCCAATATAATCCTCTACGATTTCCCATTTTCCACCTTTTGAACTTTCATCTAATGGCCTAGGATTATAAATTGAATAAAGATAATCTTCTCCACTATCATCTACTACCCTAATTAGATCATCTTTTAAAACCTCAATAACATCATAAATTTTGCCATTAGTTAGACCATCGATACCAAAGCTTTCACCAATGTATCGAACCTTACCTATAGATTCCATTTCTATATATTCATCAGTTTCTGATTGATATACTTTTATAATCATTTTTTCTCCCTTCTATATTTTAACTTCGCTTCATACTGGATACCATTAAGTTCATACCAATGTACATCAAAAATATATTTTGATGATTCAATTTTACCAACTTTTTTTATCCAATCCTGTGGATTGTCACCATATTTTTTAGCTAAATTATCAGCATTTCTCAACTTTTTTCCACTATTACCTCCAGCAATAATTTTAGTTATCTCAAATTTTGTATTTGTTGGTATGAATCCTTTTTCACCATTAATCACATACGGTAATTGTTTTTGCAAGTATTCTCTTTCTTTTCTTTCTACCCAAACACTTTTGCTACTTATATTTTTATTATACCCATAAATTCCTGTCCTCTCAAGCTTTTCTCTTAAATTAGCTGCTCTACTGAAATCCCTATATAATTCCCTCTGCCTTCTTAACTTAATACTTGCAGCTGTAAAATCATCTTTAAGCCCAGCAGCTTCATAAGCTATTAATTCCCTTTTGGTCTTTCTTATAGCTCGTTCAATCTGCCTTTGTTTTTGACTAGCTTCATAGGCAGTATAAGTCTTCCCTTCAAATTCAAATGGAGGTGGATCTATATTATTAAGTTGTTCATCCGTATATGTTCTTTCTGATATTCCTTCAAAGAATGGATACCAATCATGTCTACAGTTTACTCCTTTAAACCCGTCAGGTTGGCCATAACCGATATCATCAAGCGACAGGTAACCACGTCTACCACTTAAAGATACAATTTGCCCTTGCCATTCTGCATGACTTGATCTAGCCCCTGCATGAGCTGTTATCTCCATTAAATCCTGTCCTAACATTTGAGCATTAGCTAAACTCATGTAACCTGTTATTTGGCTTATAGCAGTCATGATAGTTTTTTTCATCAATTTATCACCTATCACATAATCATAAACCTTTTCATGTCTCTTTCTATGCTGTATTTCAATACGTCTAGTGTATATATACCGGTTGTTCCATCATTTAGTTTAACATCCTCATTCTTTGACTAATTCTAAACTGTTATTTATCTAATTAGTAAAGAAACAGTTTCCACATGTGTAGTCTGGATAGAGCGAATACGTTTTTTGATGGTCAGGCGGGGATGGGTTTAACCCCGCCTTAAATACAAATGTGATTTTGTGTGGGTCTGCTGTTCCATCCTCACGTCGCTCTCCGATAATTACATGGTCTATTACAGTCTCAAATACATCTCGGTCAAACTCCGATAAAACTGGACTGACTGATAAAACCTCTTTACACTTTTCAATCTGTTCTTTTACCCTCTTTTCATCTGTATCTGCTTCCTGTAACTCCTTTTGCTTCTCGTATAAAGGCTGTAAATCATCTTCAATCTCAACTTTCTTTGCCAAATAATCAGTCTGTGTTATTACCCCATCCAATAAATGGTCCAGCAGCTTTTTGGGTTTTAACTCATAACTGTTTATCTGCTTATTTATTTTTGCCAGTTGCTTTGTGGTATCTGTTGACCGTAGACTTTCTTCTAGTCGTGCTAAAAACTCCGATAAAACATCACTGTTATCACCAGCTAATAAGTTATAGCTCTTTATAAAGGCATCCTCGATTATCCTCTCGTCGATTGCCTTGCACTCTGGACAATACTTCTTCCCCTTTTTAGTGTAGGTTACGCAGTGCCAAACCCACTTTTGATGTGCTTTGCCGCTATGATGGCTCCTACGTGATAAGTTGCTGCCACAAAAACCACACTTCAACATACAGCTAAATGCATATTTTCTGCTGTATTTATTGCAGTTTTTATCGGTCGGCTTAACTTTTCCTTCGTTACGCTTTTTGAGTATTGCTTGTGCTCTCTCAAACGTCTCCTTATCTATAATAGCAGGATGAGCTTCCTCCAAATAAAACTGGTCGGCTATTCCTCGATTATCAATACGACGATGAGCTATCGGGTCAACTGTTACTGTCTTTCCTTGCAATAAGTCACCTGTATATTTTTCATTTTTAATGATGCCTAAAACTGTTGTATCTCCCCACTGCGTGTTACCTCTCTTTGTCTTATATCCAAAAGCTTCTAGCTCTCGTGCTATCGTTCGACCACCAGCTCCCTCTATATACCTCTTAAAAATATATCTTACAATTTCAGCTTCTTGCTCATTTATCACAAGTTTTCCCGTCACTTCATCTTTGTCATACCCGAGAGCTTCTGGGTCTCCAACAAGCTCCCCTCTCAACATCTTGGCACGCAACCCTAGCTTAACTGATTCAGATAAAGTCTCTACGTATTGCTGATTTATAGCCGATAAAATTGCAAGGAATGAGCTTCCGGTGCTTTCGAGCGTATTTATACCCTCTTGCTCAAAGATTATCCCAATACCTCTATCACGTAACAGACTCACATACCTTAACGTATCAACAACGTTACGACTAAATCTTGACAGTGATTTAGTTAAGATTAGGTCAATCTTACCCTCCATGCAGTCTCTTATCATCCTGTTAAAATCATCTCTTTTAATTGTTCCTGTGCCACTTATACCCTTATCGGCATAAATATCGACCAAAGTCCATTTAGGGTTTTTCGCAATTTTGTCTTGATAATACTTTACCTGCGAATAAAAGCTGTCAATCTGTTCGTCATTGAGAGTCGATACCCGCACATAAGCTGCAACTCTTAATATCTCAACATTTTCGGATAAAGATACATCCGGATTTTTAGCTTTAATAATCTTTACAGTCTTATGTTTATCCGCCACCTAATAAAACCTCCCTCATAATACGTGTTCCCATGTTATATACAATTCCTACTCTAGTGAACACAATACTACTTGTCAATAAATCCTGCTTTAATTACAGGATAATCCCGATAAATAGTGCTCTTGATAATATCGTAATCCCGCTCTGTAATTAAACCCTTCGATAATAACAAAGCTAGCATAGCCAGTTGCTTCGATGCTCTCATAATTTGTGTTTGCTTACTCACCTCGGTTGACACTGTGAACACCTCCCAAATCGTCGAAATCTGGGAGGATTTATGCAAGGCACATATTTGCTCGGATAAAAATGTGATAAAATAGTATCGGCTCACTTTGCGTAAGGAGGTGATTTAGTTGCGTAAGCAACCGATAAAACAGCTTACGCAAGCTGAAAAACGTAAGCTGATTGCCGATAGACTGCTGGTTGCTCCTGAACTGTCTGACCGTCAAATTGCCCGTATGCTGGGGGTTTCTCCTACAACTGTCGGAAAATCAGAAAGGAATTAACGGACAAAACCGTCCAAATTAGACATGTGGACACACAAGCATACGATTGGACAAAACATCCTTATCTTTTGGCTCACCCAGAGATTTTGGAGGGATTATCCGAACGGTCTTTACGTGCACTAAAAGCCCCCGGTGTGCTAGATTTAATGCAACAAAGAGGCAGTAAGTCACCAAGATATTACCAAAGATTGTTATATCAAATGCGTAAACAGGCAAATAAAAATGCCTCCGCTGTAACGGAGGACGATATAATTATGTTTACGGCGGATATTCGGACAGGCCTACCGCAGATAAAAGATGCGTCTGTTGACGTTATATTTGTTGACCCTCCTTACGATGTAAAATCCGTTGAAACTCTATACCGTCATATTGCTGACGTAGCTGGTCGTATTTTAGTTGAAGGCGGCTCACTGTTGGTTATGTGCGGGGGTGCTAATCTTGACATAGCAATACAGGAGTTGGGTTCCGATAAAAGATTACGATATAACTGGGATATTGCTTACGTCTGCCCCCGTAACACTCCACTGATACATAGTCGTAAGGTTACGACAGCGGTCAAACATATATTGTGGTTTACAAAAGGTGCTTATGACGGGAATATTGTTTACGACTATATAGAAGCTCCCCCGGACCCTGACGGTTCGGATAAAACCTACCATCACTGGGGACAGAGCGTAGCAGGAATTAAAGAGATACTGAGTAAGATAAGCAAGGAAGGAGACGTAATCTGCGACCCTATGTGTGGCGGAGGTTCTACGGTCGTAGCTGCGTTGGAACTGGGAGGTCGTAAAATCGTAGCCTGTGACGTAGACGCTGATGCTGTAAAAACCACCTTACGCAGGGTGCGTCAACTATTCGGTTATGCCCGCTAGCACCTGCATTGCGGGCTTACGACAATCTTCTGCGAAAGCCCCTCTGTCTCTCCACACTCACTCTCGGTACCTACACCTGCATTTGACCCATTATAAATATTTGCAAGGCCTGATTTGTTATCAAATTCAAAGCAAAAATTTAAACCTCATCCTATTACGGATGAGGTTTTAGTTATTTACGCTTCATGACTTTTATTTTAAAGGTAAATCCATTAGAGCAACGGTATGTTTCAACCCCATTGTCTTTATTAACTAATACCAGCTTTTTAGCTTCTCGTTCAACCATTACATACATTTCATCTGCTGTATCTAAAGGAGTTCCGTCAATATAAGTAAGCGAAAATTTTTTATCAGTGTTACTTTGCGTCTTTTCTTCGAGGGTTACGCTAAAGTCGGCAGCGATACATCGCAATAGTAGGTTAACTATATATTCAGGTGGCTTACGTTTGCCCGTCTCCCAGTCTTGCAATGTACGTAATGGTATATCGTAATGCTCTGCAAGCTGTTTTTGCGTAAGCTTTGCTTGTCTACGCACTTCACGAATTCGGGACAT